GGTTGGATCGCACGAGATTATATGATGAACTATCAGGAGATACCAAGACCTCACCCTGAAATGTTTGATGAAAATGGGAACTTAGTTCCAGATGAGGTTATAGCATTCCGATTTGAAAATTATGACTACGACGAAGAAGACGACTAAATCAAAAAGTACTTTGACAGTAAAGTCGGCTCCTAAAAAACTTCCAAAGTTACCCAATCAACCTTTAGTGTTTGAAGTTTTAGATTTATTATCTAAACAACGGGCTAAAGCAAAGAAAATAGAGGTATTAAGAACTTATGATGAAATACATTTAAGACGAGTTCTTATTTGGAATTTTAATAAGAATATTATTTCTGCTTTACCTGAAGGGGAAGTTCCTTATGAAGGTTTTGATGAGCAGAATACTTATACTGGTGGTTTAAGTGCTAAGATTTCTGAAACAACCCGTAGATTACATACTAAAGGTAATTTTTCATTAGGTGCTAGTGATCAAGATGGACATACAACCATTCGTAGAGAGTCTAGACATTTTTATAGATTTGTACAGGGTGGAGATAATACTATAAACTCTCTACGTAGAGAAACAATGTTTATTAATATTCTCACAGGTCTTCATCCATTAGAAGCAGAGATATTATGTTTGGTTAAAGATAAGAAACTATCTGATTCTTATAAAATTACTAAAGAGATTGTTGCTGAAGCATATCCTGATATTAACTGGGGAGACTAAATTATGACAGATACACAAACAAAATCACCAGAGGCTAAACCTCCTGAAAAGAAAGTACAATCTTTATGGACAGATGAAGAAAAAGACAATCGAAAATCTCTTTATGGTTGTGATATATTAATAGAGAATGGTTCTTTAGATGATGTTAATACAAAAAATGCACCCAGTGATGCTTTAATTGTAAAATACGTTCATGATGATAGTATTCGTTATGATTTAACTAGAGGGCCAAAGGTAAAGATGTTTGATATGTATTGGGATAAAATGAAGGGGGATCTAAAGAATATTAATTTTGGTAATGGTAATATAAAACCCAATTTATGGGGTTATCAGGCACCAAAATCTAAAAAGAAAAGAAAATGAGGAAAAAGCTTGACTAAATAAAGTAACTGTGTTAGTATTAACACAATCGTTCATCCTGATACACTCAGGACGCAAGTAAGCCGACTCGGAACGGAATCGTTCATCCTTATGGAACTACTTCTCGCTACATTACTTTCATGTGAAAGTGCTCAGAGTCTTATTGATAAGATTAAACCCTCAACTCCTAATAGAGATGAGATAATCGAAGTAATACAAATGAGTACTGAGAAGGGATGCTTTGAGGACGCAAAAGCCGACTAAAGGAACGGAGTAAAATCCCTACTACTTTGGAGAAAGCCAATGGCACAAGTTACTTACCGTGGTGTCGAGTACGACACTGAAGAGTATAGAGCAATGCTCATCAAAGAGCATGATCAAACTCGTAATCACGATCTAATGTATCGTGGTCTCAAGGTTAGAAGCAAGGCAATACCTTGCAGTTAAGATAAAGAGGGGTTGCGACCCCTCTTTTTTTATGGTATACTATATAAATACCATATAAAAATTATGGAACCAGAAAGAGAAAAACTAAAACTTATTGTTCGTAATTTAGAACTACTGGTAGATGCTTTGAAAGCAGAAGTTTATTCTGATGTCGATGCCTATACTACTGGAATGGATAAATCTAATGTAAAGAGGGTTACTGATTATGATGAAATCTTCGAGGATTATGACGGATGAGATCTAAAGAAATCTTAAAAAATCTGAGACAGGCACTTCAGCAAGATTACTTGTATGATAGTACTGAACTTGATTTTATGAGGGAGCAACTTGCTATTCTAGAAGAAGAGGTAGCAAAAGAGAAAAGAAAAAAACCTGAAGGATTTGGTAAAAAATGACTGTAAAACTTGTAAGCATCACTCCTGACGCAGAGAAGACAATGGGTTATATTGCCCGTGTCTCCAATCCTGCCAATCAGGACAATGAGAAGTATTCTGGACTTTTAAAGTATTGCATCAAACATAATCATTGGAGTGTTTTTGAGCAATCTTCGATGACTTTGGAAATAGAGACTACTCGTGCTATTGCTGCTCAAATACTAAGACATAGGAGTTTCACTTTTCAGGAGTTTTCGCAAAGATATGCCGCAAGCACTGCATTGGGTGATATTGACCTTCCAGAGCTTCGTAAGCAAGATTTGAAGAATCGTCAAAATTCGACTGATGACCTAGATCCTGAAATGGTGGAAAAATTTGAGAAACAGATGATTACTCTTTTTAGTTCTGCTAAGTCATTATACGAACAGATGCTTAGTCAAGGTGTTGCGAAGGAATGTGCAAGAATGGTATTACCACTGTGTACTCCTACAAGGATCTATATGACTGGTTCTTGCCGTTCTTGGATTCATTATATTAATCTAAGATCTGCTCATGGAACACAAAAAGAGCACATGGAGATAGCAGAGGCATGTCGGAAGGTATTTACCGAACAATTTCCTTCTGTTTCAGAAGCCCTTGAATGGGTCTAAATATTTTTACAATACTTTATCATCATGGCAACATACCCTGTGGTTCACAAAGAAACTGGTGAACAGAAAGAAGTAGCAATGAGTATCACAGAGTGGTCTCAATGGTGCGAAGATAATCCTGATTGGAAACGTGATTGGAGTGATCCATCCACATGTCCCATGGCAGCAGAAGTAGGAGATTGGAGAAATAAGTTAGTTGCGAAAAATCCAGGATGGAATGAGGTACTACATAAAGCCTCAAAAGCACCTGGTTCTAAAGTAAAGAAAATCTAATGGCTAGAAAGAAAAGATCTAATACTCCAAATAATATTGGAGTTGGTATGACTGCCAAACAGATGAAGAAGAAAAAACCTCTTGGATCTGAATATTTGGTTGACATAGAACCTTTAAATGATAATCAAAAGAAAGTATTTGATTCCTACAAAGCAGGTAAACATTTAGTTACCTATGGTTGTGCAGGGACAGGTAAGACATTTATTTCTTTATTCAATGCGTTGAGAGATGTGTTGAGTTATAATACTCCATATGAACAGATATATTTGGTAAGGTCTTTGGTTGCTACAAGAGAGATTGGTTTCTTACCTGGTGACCATGAGGATAAAGCAGATATATACCAAATACCATACAAGAATATGGTAAAGTATATGTTTCAGATGTCGAGTGATGCTGATTTTGAGATGCTTTATGGCAACTTAAAGGCACAGGATACTATTAAGTTTTGGAGTACTAGTTTTTTGAGAGGTACTACATTAGATAACTCTATTATCATTGTGGACGAATTTCAAAATCTAAACTTCCATGAGTTGGATAGTATTATTACAAGAGTTGGTGAAAATACTAAGATTATTTTCTCTGGAGATGCGAGACAAACTGATTTAGTAAAGACGAATGACCGTAATGGTATTGTAGACTTTATGAACATCTTGCGTAAAATGCCATCTTTTGATATAATAGAATTTGAGATTGATGATATAATCCGTTCAGGGTTAGTCAAAGAATATCTTATCGCTAAAATGGAAGCTACTGTTTAATGTTTAATCATGTTGATTTGAACCTCGAACCTCTGGAAAGAGAGACTATCGATGGTGTTCGTTATTATTCTATTCCAGAGGTAGATGAACTAGTTAAACTGGTGTCTATTACTTCTGTTACTAGTCATTTTAATAAAGAGATCTTTGTTAACTGGCGAAAGAAAGTTGGTAATGAAGAGGCAGATCGTATTACTAAAGCGGCAACAAGTCGTGGTACTGATATGCATACTCTTACTGAGTATTATTTAAAAAATGAAAATCTTCCTGAAGTACAACCCCTATCAAAGTTCTTATTTAAGGTTGCTAAAACAGAGTTGAATAAGATAGATAATATATACGCTCTGGAAGGACCACTATATAGTAGGCAACTGGGTATTGCAGGAACCGTTGATTGTATTGCAGAATATGACGGTGAGTTAGCAATAATAGATTTTAAGACATCTAAAAAACCTAAACCACGAAAGTGGATTGAACATTATTTTGTTCAAGCAATGGCATATGGTTGTATGCTATATGAAATGCGGGATATACCCGTAAAAAAACTTGTAATCATTATGGCTTGTGAAAATGGAGAATGTGTCGTCTATGAAGAATCAGACAAAACAAAGTACATCAAACTTCTCGACAAATATATTAGAAAGTTTGTTGGAGATAAACTGGAGCTCTATGGAACCAAATAAAGAATTAGAAAAGGCAATTGAGAGTAAGTTTTTAACACCTCAAAAGTTTGCTATGGAAATAGAAAAGATTGTAGTAAGTGATGAACTTAACTATATTGATGCTATTTGTCATTATTGCGAAAAGAATAACCTTGAGATAGAATCAGTAACTAAACTTGTATCCAAACCTCTAAAAGAGAAACTTAAATGGGATGCTCAAGAGTTAAACTTTATGAAAAAAACATCGAGGGCAAAACTACCAGTTTAATGAACGTGTCACCATTTGATACCTATCATGCTTATCTTTCAATGAAGAGTCATTTTACTAATCCTAAATTTGACTATCATAAGTATGGAGGTAAGTCCCGTGCTACTATGGCCGCTTTTAATAAGAGAAAGGACAAGTATTGGTTTGAGAAGACTAGTCGTAAATACTCTGATGAAGAAGTGGTAAACTTTTTATTAGCAAACTTTGTAACAACTGATAACCCACAAAATTTATGGATTGGCGAGATTATAAAAAACGGGGAGGAGAACTACTCCGAATGGCTAAAACGCAAACAGAGTTTGACTTACTTGTTCAAAGAACAAATCGAGAGATTACTCTCAGAACACAGATTCGAAACACTGTTCGATTGTTCGAAGGGCCATCCCCCATTGTTAAGAAAGTATCTGCGTGGAGAGATCTCGCTAGAAACGCTTACGATACTGGAAAAAGTTTTTTCTTTCGTTAAAAACTTTGATAAGAAACTAACTGATCCAGTGTGGGAATCCGTCAGTTTAAAGATAAAAAAATATATTCCTTTCATAAATATTAATATGCTAAAGTATAAAAAAATCTTACGGGACATTATTAATGAGTAACTTTTTTGATTCTGAAATTATTCAAGATGCACTACATGAAATAAATGAACTTCAACAGGATGTTTATTCTAATTTGATTGGATTTCAATCCATGACCCGTGAGGAAAAACTAGAGCATGTTGAAACATTACTCCTTCTATTGGAGAAGCAAAAGATTATGTATACGAGATTATCTTTATCAGATGATCCTGATGCTACCAAAATGCTAGAGGAGTTGAAAAAGTCAATAAGTGGTTTAGGGTTTGGTGATAATGCTGACATCAATACATTATTCACACAAATGAACAGCACTATCGAAAAACTTAAGCAATCTATTGACGTATAATCAAATCCTTGCTATAATATACAAGTAAATCCATTTAATCCAATTAAATCCGAGGTAATCTAAATGTCTTTCAGTAATCTGAAAAAAGCGTCCAGACTAGGAACTCTCACTTCTAAGTTAGTCAAAGAAGTAGAGAAGATGAATAATACATCTGGTGGGGACGATAGACTATGGAAGTTAGATGTAGACAAGTCAGGTAATGGCTATGCTGTTCTACGTTTCCTTCCAGCACCTGATGGCGAAGACTTGCCATTTGTTAAACTATACAGTCATGCCTTTCAAGGACCTGGCGGTTGGTACATAGAAAATAGTTTAACTACCTTAAACCAAAAAGATCCAGTATCAGAGTATAACACTTCACTCTGGAATAATGGTACAGAAGCAGGTAAGGACACCGCCCGTAGACAAAAGCGTAAACTTACATACATCAGTAATGTTTATGTTGTGAAAGATCCAGCAAATCCTGAGAATGAAGGTAAGGTATTCTTATACAAGTATGGTAAGAAGATCTTTGATAAGTTAATGGCTGCGATGCAACCTGAGTTTGAAGATGAGAGTCCTATTGATCCATTTGATCTATGGCAAGGTGCTAACTTCAAGTTGAAAGCAAAGAATGTTGCTGGATACAGAAATTACGATAGCTCCGAGTTCGCTCAGCCGAGCCCTTTAAACGATGACGATGATGCTCTAGAAGCCCTCTGGAAGAGAGAGTATTCCTTACAAGACTTTGTAGGAGCAGACCAGTTTAAGTCATATGATGACTTGAAGAAGCGTCTTACATATGTACTAGGAAACTCAGTATCTACGAAGAGACTAGATGAAGAAGTTGCGAATGAGGAAGAGACAAGTAATGTTGCTACATCTAACGTAGAGGAACAACTTACAACATCCAGCACTTCAAAGACATCCTTTGAAGAAGATGATACTCTCCAATATTTTGCTGCTCTTGCAAGTGAGTAGACTTAAAGAGGCATAGAAACTCGTGTATTCTCGGTCTTTACTAATCTATCATTGATACGACCTGAAGACCGTTGATATACCATTATATTTCTCATGTCATTTAAGAACTGTTGAAGATATCCTTCCTTTAAGAGATAGATACTTCTTTTTTCTTCATTTCTCATAACTTCATATTTCCAGTTAGAGACACCTCTGACTGGGTTTATTTGTGTGGATATTTCGTTACTCTCATCTGGTTTGTATATTTTAAAATCTTTATTAACTCGTTTACCTGCAGGAAGAATCAGAAGGTTGGAATATTTTACATCTTCTCCGTCTTTATTCTTGACTATCTTATCACTTCTAACTTCTGTAGTCTCATAATATCTGACAGAGTTAAGTTTATCTCCATGAACTTCATAAGCATAATCATAGAGGTCTCTATCATCTAAAGGCCATTCATTTCTGACATTTAGAATACCTGCTGTCAATAAGACCACCCAGTCCAACTCTGCATCACCATAAAACTCTTCGGCAACAGTATCTGGACGGGCAGCTTGTTTAATTTCATACTTATCAAAAACTGTAAAAACATTTTGAAGATCATCACGTAACTTATTTCTTCTGAATAAGTTTTTAACCGTCAGATAACTTTGTGACGATATTGATGAAGCCAGAAAATTCTGATACTCTACATCTGGTAACTCTCTGAAATAACCCATTAGTAACCTACTCCATCTGTGTGGATATCATATCCTTTATAATCTTCATTGAATATTGGTAGCAATTCAGTAAATGAAAGAGCAAGACTCATTGAAACAGGAGCACCATCCTCATAAGTTGACCATGAGGTGAGTCCTGCTGAATAATCGGTAGCTACATTTGTTAGAGCACAAACTTTGATTCGATTCAAATATTTTTTTGCATCTCCTTCATATGTAATCTCAAAGATATTTGGTGTCTTTAAGAAGTTACCACCACCACCTTTAGGTGTCATATTTCTCTTAAATGCTTTAATAATTGTTCTTACAACTTGTGCTTCTTTTTGATGACGTGGAACAAACTGAAAGGCAAAAGAGAAGTTACGAAGTGAAGGACCAGAGAATAATAACTCTTGGTTAGGATTGAGAATAGCACCTTCACTTCTTTGCATAACTTGTGCGAATGTCATATTACCACCAAAGGCATTAACTGCTGACATTGCTAATCTATTGGCAATCAGGTCTCCACCGTTTTCCATATTTGAAAAACCTTCTGATCCGATAGCAGACTTGAAACCACGTTTTACTGTATCAATAGCACCTTCTACATCTCCTTCTTTAGTGACTGATTGTGCAGCACTAAGTCCCATCTCCTGTAAGAAGTTCATACTACCATCTTGACCATAGTTTACTTTATTACTATCCTTGATCTCTCTAGGCATTGGTAATAATATATTGCCAAGAGGATCTGCTTTTAATGTTTGAGAACCTTCCACATCCGTCATACCATCTTCTCCGATAGTACTTCTGGTAACAAGACTACCTTTTGGTCTTTTATATCTGAATATTCCAAAATTAATATAATCATGACCTTTCTGAATTGGAGCATAAGGATATCTTAAGTCACCAGGTAACTTTTCAGGAGCAGCTTTTATTTGCTTTTTCTTTGCGATTTGTGACGCTTCACTATTTTTAAACGCTTCTCTCTTTGCCTCCTCTTCCTTTAACGCCTTTTCAGTCGTTTTTTGACCAGTTTTTGGATCTGTGACTATTTTGTCATCTGGATTATTACTCCAGTCATCAGGTATCCACCCCCAAACATCCCACGATTGGTTCCTATATCCTTCTCTTGAATCTAATCCTTTTTGATCTCTTCCCATATTTCTAGAAGATATTCTTTCTTATTTAGTTATTTAGACGAATATTGCCAAAAGGTATTTCTATGGCATCTGAAAGTTCTTCAGGGTATATTTCATAGATGCCACCAGCAATCTCATTCCATGTATATTGACGCATTTGACCCCAATGATAGTTAAGACCACGGAATCCCCATTGAAATTTGTCAGTAACAGCAACTAGAGGATTTTGATCATATTGAATATTAGGAGTTTTTGGTCGATAAACAAATGCATATATCTTTCCAACTTCAGGTACCTTATTACCTTCTTGCAGAGCATCTAAAAGTTCTAGCATTAAATCATCAGCACTTTCCGTACCTGTAAGATTATTAATAACCCCACGGATTCTATTTTCGTTATCATCAGTTGGAAATGCCAAGTTCTCTCTCCGTTAATATTTTAAATTCCCATAATCTATTGTTACAGAAGTCTTTTGCTGCTTCCCACTTTGCTTGGTTCTTTGCATAAGTATAGACTTCGTAAATATACCCTCTAGTTTTTTTCTTTTGTATTTTGGGTTCTTTAGTTTGTCTTGCAGGTTTGATTTCAATAATGTATTTTTTAATCTTACCACTAGATTCTTTCACTTTAATATAAAAGTCGGGAAAATAACGACGTACCTTTCCTGATGTGGGATCTCTATAAGGTATGACATATTCTTCTGAACCCCACTCCAAAATGTATTGTTTGGTATCACAATACTTCATAAATTTTTCTTCCCAACTAGATCTAAAAAAGATATTCTTATAGTCACCTTTATATTTTTTAGGATTCTTGGGTCTATAATAACCTTTTTTAGTTGCCATTATTTACCGCCTTAAGTTACCAATTAAATCCAACTGTTCAGGTTTTTTGGGCTTTCTATTAGGTGTACCATTAGGACCTGTTGCAGAAATCATTATATATCTGTCATAAGCAAACTGAATCGTCACTTTCATTATATCTGCTTGACCATAGGAAACAGCATTTGTATTTAATGATTTGGGAAAGGCATTAATAAATTCATACCCCAAGAGATTTTGACCATTCTTATCAAATTTAACAATAGATAGAGTATTGCATTTATAACCTACCTTTCCTTCAGAGTCCATAGGATAATTGAATCTTCTATAATATCCTTCGTCTTTTAATTTCCCTTTAGGATTATCATCTCCAGAAATATAATCCATCCATCCTTCAAAGAATTTAAGAGTATTATGTCTTACGTCAACATAAAATGAAAATTCGGTGTCTATATAGTTACGAAAGTGTGGTATTTGTTGTTTAATTCCTTGGTAGTTATCACTAACTTCCACGGTTGCAAATGAACTACCTGGCAATGTAGCATCTGAACACATAATTCCTATCGCACTACCTGATGAATAACTTGAAGGTAAGTTATATTTGGAACTCAAATATCCTCGAAGAGCACCTGTGATTCCACTTATAGTTACCTGATATTGATTTGATAAAGATAGCTGAGTGATATCCTTTCTATTAAGAATACCCATCTTAAAATTTTGTATTGCCGATGCCATCTAAATACCTAGTATTATCTTTTTATTATAAAGTATTTAGATACTTAATAAATAACCTTACTGAAGTTTGAAAACATTATGCCTTTACCTAAGATTTCTGCCCCTACATATGAGTTAGTATTACCCTCAAGTGGAAGGAAAGTAAAGTATAGACCTTTTTTAGTCAAAGAAGAAAAGATTCTAGTTATTGCATTAGAATCAGAAGATACCAAGCAGATTACAAATGCCATTAAAACTGTTATTAGTAACTGTATTTTAACAAGAGGTATCAAGATTGAGAAACTAGCAACATTTGATATTGAATATTTGTTTTTGAATGTTCGTGCTAAATCTGTTGGTGAAACAGTTGATGTAAATATCACTTGTCCTGATGATGGAGTAACTCAAGTTCCTTTGAAAATAGATATTGATTCTATAAAAGTTCAAAGGAATGATGCTCATAGTAATATTATAAAACTGGATGAGAATCTATCTCTTCAGATGAACTATCCTTCATTGACTCAGTTCATTGAAAGTAACTTTGAACTAGCAGGAGTGGATAGTGACCTTGAGAAATCATTAGATGTGATTATTTCTTGTATTGGTCAAGTATATAATGAGGAAGAATCATGGGATGCTTCTGAGTGTACCAAGAAAGAACTAAAAGAGTTTGTTGAGCAAATGAATTCTAAACAGTTCAAGGAGATTGAAACATTTTTTGATACAATGCCTAAACTATCTCATAAGATTAAAGTAAAGAATCCAGAGACTGATGTTGAGAGTGAAGTTGTATTGGAGGGATTAGCGTCTTTTTTCAGTTAGCTCTAGCTCATGAGAGTCTAGAGAACTATTATCGGACAAACTTTGCTCTTATGCAACACCATAAATATAGCTTAACAGAACTTGAAAATATGATACCGTGGGAAAGAGAAATATACATCTCACTTCTCCAACAATATATTGAAGAGGAAAATCTAAAGCAGCAACAGAGTGGCAATTATTAACTTAAAAACACAACAAGCATCTTTAAATAAAACACTGATGAAAAGTTCAGTGCTTGCTTCTGGTGGCCCAAAACTTACTGCATCAAAAATTAAGGTATCTGATATACCTGAGATTAAGTTTGGAAGTGTTCCAAAGGCAATAGGATCACAACCAAAGATACCTAAGATCAGTAAGTTGGATGTTCCTGTTCTTCCAGAGCCAGAGAAAGGTGGATTAGGAGAACAACCTTTCTTTAGAGCACCCAAGATAGAGGGATCTTCTGGTCGTGCTAAAATTACTCCTCAGAAAAGTATTACTAAAACTATTACTAAAGAAAGTTCTGGGCAGAATACTACGAAGATGATAAAAAATCTTCAAAAGTCATTTCAATCTTTAGCATCTAGAGTTGATAGATTAAATAAAATTCAAAGATCCAGAGTTGAGAGAATACATAAAAATCAAAGAAGATCAAATAAAAATCAGAGACTACAGAATCAAACGATTAGCTCATTACGAAAGGGTCAAGAGAGTATAGTACAGAGTCAAGGTGATATAATAAACAAACAAGGTGATATAATAACGAATCAGCAACAATTGCAAGAGACGGTTCAGCAGACATCACAAGGTGGGGATAATGCTGCTATCACAGATTTACAAGAAACGACTAATAATATAATACAAAGTCAATCAGAGATAAAAGATTCATTACAAGAAACGACTACTATTCTTAATGATATAGGAAATGCAATGTCATTAGACTTTGCTGATCGTATAACAAAAGAAAGAGAAGCAATACAAAAGGCAAGAAAGAAAAAACGAGATGATAAAAGAAAAGCAGCAGAAGCAAGTGTAGAAGGTTCTGCTTCTGCAGATAAGCAGTCTAATGCTTTCGTTGAAAAGGCTAAAAAACCTGTAATGGGTTTAATGAGTAAGATTGGAAGTCTACTTACTTTTCTTACTCTAGGATTTATCACAAGTCCAGCTTTAAAATGGTTAAGGAAAAATGGTCCAGCAATAGATGCATTCTTTGAATTTTTCAAACGACATTGGATGACGATGTTGGGGTTTGGATTTGGAAGTGCTATTGTTCAAACTGCACGTAGTTTAAGTCAAGCTTGGAAGAACTTAGGTCAAAAGAACTGGCTTAGAAGAGGTCTAAAGTGGACACGGAATAAGTTATTTGGTCCTAAAGTTACTAAGACAGGTACAAGAACAATAAGTGAAGTTACAGATGCGGCCTTTGATATTAAACCAAAAACTATATCACAGTTTAAGAGAACGAAGAGTCCTATTGGAAGACTTCTACAAAAAACTAATATACTTGCTAAGAAAGCAAAAAGATTACCAATTGGTAGAGTTGGTGGAGGTTTATTAAGTGTTCTTTTTGCTGGTATGGAGTTTAAAGGTAGAAAAGAAGAAGGACAGACTACAGGGAAAGCATTGATAGGTACTGCAGGATCTACACTTGGTGGAATAGGAGGTGCTAAGGCAGGTGCTCTTGTGGGTGCTGCCATTGGTAGTATTATTCCAGGTCCAGGAACAGCTATAGGAGCAGTTCTTGGTGGTTTAATTGGTGGTATTGGTGGTGCTATGCTTGGTGGTAAAGCAGCAGATACTGTATCAGATGCAGTAGGATTGGGTGGTGATACTAGATTAAATAAGAATGTAAATCCAAATGGTAAACTAGAAGAAGCAGATGCAAATAAAGTTGTTATTAATGATCTTATAAAAGATAAAACTGGAGATATTACACCAATGGAGACACCTGTAGGAGGAAGTTCATTACCTTTTCTTTCTCCTGAGGATGCATCGAATCCATATGTATCAATGATGGCACAACAGTTGGGGATATTCTAAATGGCTTGGGTAGCACTAGGAAAAATTGCATTAAAAGCTGTTGCTAAACAAGGAGCAAAACAGGCTGTTAAAGGTAGTATTAAAGGTGCGGCTAAAGGTGCTGTAAAGAAAAAATTAAGTGCTAAAAATATTAAAAGTAACTTACTTAAGAAAAGACAAAAATTAAAGAAAGTTCAGTTAGAAAGACAGAAACAAGAAGAGACTGTTAGCAAACCTTCTAATCAACCACAGGATAGTGGAAAGGGTCGTGGTAAGGTTGGACTTGCAGGACTTGATTTAGGAATTTTTGGAAAGATTATTAATGTGATAAGTATCTTTATCTGGAGTTATGTAATAAGAAAAATTATCCAATTTAGAGAGGGTATTGGTAAAACAATCAGTGCTATCAAACCCATTTGGGATGTTGTAATGGGAACCTTGGCGAAAATGGCAGGAGGTATAATGTTTATATTTAAGGCAGCAGGTGCTGTAATGGGGTTGGGTAAGAAGAATAGAGAGTTAGAACAAGCAAAAAACTCTATCAAACAGAGTAATGAGGGTATTAATAATGAACTTGCCAAGCAAGAATATAGTGGGGAAGAGGATAAGGATGAAGAACAAGAAGAAAAGAAAGAAACTGACCAAAAGGATGCAGTAATAAGTAAGGCACTGAAGGAGTCTACAGATTTTATTGAGTCAGAGGCTACTGTTAATCAGGTTGATGATAAACAAATGTCTCAATCACAAGGAGATACTAATCCTGCAACTATGGTCGGTAAGGTAAATAAAATAGTAAAGGGTAAAGCAGATGCATCAACAAGTAAACTTAATAATACCAAAGCAGAAGTGAGTCCAGCAGTTCAAAGAGCATTGGATAAAGTGAATGCAAATGAACTAGGTGGATTTAAAACTGTGAAAAATATTAATGATGGATTAGGCCCTACTCAAAATCAAAAGAATAAAGGTAAAATGGTTATTCAACCTGTAGAAAGAATAGTTCGTGTAGGTGGTGGAAATGGTTCATCTGGTGGAAGTGGATCAAGTAATATTAAATCACCTGTTCCATCATCATCAAATGCTATAGGGTTACCATAATGCAAGTACAAGGATCTAAATATGAAAAGTTTAAAATAATTTCTGCTAATGGTAGAAATAGTGTAGAACTTGGAGATGATGAGTATAAACAATTTGGTGCTCCTTTTAGGATTATTAATATATTCTTTTATGAAAATATTCTGTCTCCTTATATTACAGGAGTAATAACTATTCAAAGTACTCTTGATGCTGCTGTAGATCAGGATGATACTCAAGGAAGAAGAGGTTCTTTACATAGTGCTCTTCCTCTTGAAGTAGGATGTAAGATACTTCTTAAAATACAAGATCCTTTAGGTAAAGGAATAGACTATACTGATGAAAAGGATCCATTTAAACAACTATATGTTGATGAAGTTCAAATGATAAGTAAAACTGCATCAATGGAAACAGTTCAACTGAGGATTGTATCTAAAATAGGATGGACTAATAATACAAAGAGAGTTACTGCTTGTTATAAAAATCGTATTTCTGAATCCGTTAAACGTATTGTTAAAAGTGAATTGAAGATGCCTTCAGATATGATAGAGGTTGATGATTCAAGTAACTCATATTCTTTTGCGGGAATGACGAAGAGACCATTTGATTTGATTGCTATGTTGGCAAGACAAACTATACCAACCAATACTGCTAATCCTGGTTATTTTGCGTTTGAAACTAGAAGTGGATTCCATTTCGTTTCAGCAGACTCTATCATTAATAAAGAACCCTACGAGAAAAAATATTGGTATGCTGGAGGTGGAAAGGATGAACTTAATGATGAAGAATCAGATTATGAAATAGCAACTTTAACAACAACTCAAGATCAGAATCTATCATCTCAAATTAGATCTGGTGTATATGCCAATAAGACAATCTTTTTTAATCCAGCATCTTATCAGTTTACAGAGATTGATATTACTGTTGAGGGTGGTAAACTTTATAAAGATCCTAAGTTCTCTACTTTAGGAAAGACACCAGAAACTCCTAGTATTTTAGATGATGATTTTAAAGATGGTAGTAAGTTCCATAGAGTTCAAACTGCTGTATTAAATATTGGTGCAGAAAAAGCAAATGTTGATGTAAATAATAGTCCTGAATTATATTATGCTGCAGGATCTACTAGATATAATATATTATTCTCACAACGACATACTATTACGATTCCTTGTAATACTGATTTAGAGGCAGGAGATACTTTATCATTAGAAATTGAAAAGGTTTCTGATAATAAAGAACAAGGCCCTGACCAAAAATCAAGTGGTAACTATGTTATTCAAGCACTATGTCATTACTTTGAACCAGAGAAATCAGTGACTTCTATTAATTTGATAAGAGATTCTTATGGATTACATTTTGCAAAAAATACTAAGAAAAGAAAATAGGAGGTAATATGGCAGGTAATTTAAGCGATATTGATTATTATGGGTTAGGAACCCACGAATGGATTGGTATGGTTTTACCATATGATTCACAAAAAGATCAAGTTGATGGTAATGCTGGATTTGGTTATAGATTTAAGGTTGCTATAATGGGCAATCATCCTAATAATCAAACTATTAAGGATAAAGATATTGTATATTCTGTAGTAAGACTTGGTGTTAGTGATGGTAGTGGAGCAGGAGGTAGGAAGAAAACACCATCAATCGCTCAAGGTGACGTTGTTACAGGTAAGTTTTTAGATGGTGATAGAAAACAAAATCCTATGATTACTGGTGTTCTGGGAAGAACTAAAGGTGTTAGATATGGTTCAGGAAGATTTGAATCAAAGACAGGATATGTTGGTTCAACTCAACCAGGAATATTATTGGGAAGACAAGAATTTACAGAACAAGTTCCTTTATGTACACCATCAGCAAGATCGGAAAACTCAAAACCTAAAAGAGAACCACCAATAGCAGCAATGGAAAGAGCAGGATTACCTACAGGAGAACCAAAATTAGGTGCATTTCCTGAACCACCTACGGCAGCAGAGGTTGATACTGCTTGGGATGATGCAATGAATGCAACTCAAGAAGAACTGGATGATGCATTTACATTAGCAGGTGAGGAATAAATATTATTATGACAAATTCAAATATACAACAAGCAAGAGCTAGAAGAGCAGAATTTGATAAAGAATTTGCTGCTTTAGAAGCTAAATATGGTGTTGGTGGTGTTCCTAATGCTGAATATAATAAGGCATATAATAGAACTGTAGGGGCAGTAAGGCAATCAATCAAAAGTAAAACACCTGCTCCTGAAAAATTAGATGCTCTTCAAACAGACTATTTTAAAGAACTTATAGAAGCAAATCCTACAAGTGATTCTTTAAAAAAGATTGCTCAAGAAGCAAAAGATAAGTTTCCCGATCAGTTAGGTGATGTAATACCTAAAGACTTTGATAGTCTCACAGAAGCACAGAAAGAAAAAAGAAATCAGTTTATTAGAGCAGCAGAAGAATGTAAAAGAAGTGATAGTGATGTTACAGGAAGAACTATAATTCAAGCAGATCCTTGTAAGAATACTGCTTTTGATCAAGTACAAGCAAGTCTTAGTAACTTTTTTGATAAGGTAACTTTACCTGGTACACCATCTTTAAATATGCCTGAAGAGATTAGACAAGTTTCTGATCAGATTAGTAATAGTATGGGTTCTGTGGTTAATAAAATGACCACTGGAGTTAATCTGGAAATGGCATCAAAGATAGCAAGTGGTTATTCAAATATAAAGAATATGGAGTTTGCTAAAATATCTCCTTCATATCCTGAAGCATTAGCTATTAAAAATACTATTGCTCAACAACTTCCTCTTGCGTCTGCTGCTAGTAATCTATTCAATAAAGTTACTTGTGGTGGGGTAGATATTCAGAAAGCAATCAAAGATTCAGTTACTGATTTATTAGCTGCGGCAATTCCAAATATAACAAATCCAACTTCATGTGTCACTGAAGAAGTGATGGGTGGTATTATGAATGATGTAACTAGTAAACTTGATGATGTTATTGGACCAGCATTGGCACCTATAGCAGATCAACTTGGGTTTTCTTTTAATCCAAAAGAATTCTTGACTAGTGGTATTGATGTGATGAATAGAGTTAAAGATACTTTCAACTGTGAAGAGACACCAACTTGTCCACCAAGTAATAAGTACGTAGCAGGTAAAGGACAGACACAGGGTACCAGTGTTGCTCAAGCAGCAGCAAGTTTTGGTAAAATGTTTCAGGGTGTAGGTGTTGCTCAAGCAGCAGCAAGTCAAATGGATGGACTAACAGACTTCCAGAAAAAGTATGGTAAATGGGATGTTTTTGGAGCTCCTTCAGGTGGATCTTCATCATCACTCTCTCCGTGTGATCCTGGAAATGATTGTAGTGGACCTAATGTATCTATTGTAGGTGGTGGAGGAAGTGGTGGTCGAGGTAAACTTATTTTCGGAGATTTTATTAATAAGATAGATAGAAATGATATTTGGGGTGCTGTAAAAAGAACTGCTAGTATTGCGGGAGTATCTCTTGAAAATGCTGGTAGTGGATATACCAGTCCACCTATTGTATCCATTGATGATGATTGTAATGAGGGGTTTGGTGCTTTTGGTCAAACAACGATTGATAATAATCAGAACTCTCCTACCTATGGTCAGATAACTAGTATCACAATGATTTCTAGTGGTGAAAACTATCCTGCTGATGGTGAAGAGGTTCCTCTATACATTTCAGGTTTGGTTATTCTTAATGAGGGCAGTGGATATGAAGTAACTGATACTTTAGATGATTTTGAACTGGAAATATTAGATGGTAAAATAGTTAATGCTAGTCTGGTTAATAGTGTGGCATATACTGGATTGCCTGAACTAAATATTAGTACTAGTACTGGTGTCGGAGCTGTTGTACGTCCTATTATGACCAATATTAAACCACAACAGCAAGGTAATATTATTCAAGTAATTGATTGTGTAGGTAAGATTAATGAATAAATCTAATGATGCAACTAAGCAAGAGGTATTAAGCCCTCAACTGTATATTGAGACAGGTAATCCTGATAGTAGTCTTGCTGGTAAAGAAGCATTCTGTATAAAAGGTGAAAACTCTTCTAATAAAAGAGTTTTACTTGCCCATCATGATGGTGGTCTTACTAGATTTGAAACTGAAGAAAGATTTCAAGTTGATGTTGCCAATAAATCTACCAGTGATGATACTGGAATGCAACTCACCTGTTGGAAAGGTAAACTTTCTGTAAACTCAAATGGTGATATTGTAATAAAATCAGCTAATAGTATTACTTTAAGTGCTGATAAAAATATTAATCTTCATGCTAATGGTACTATTGAATTAGGAACATCTAACTCAGAAACTAGTCAAGTAGTTTTACAAGCAGTTCAGGTAAATGTAAATAGTAATGGAGGTAACTTGGGAAAACATTTAAAACAAGGACCATTTTCTCATGTAGTTGATAGTGCTGATAGTTTGGTAAGTAGTTTGGTTGAAGGTATTAGAGGTTCTTACGGAGTAGGATAATGAAAGAATTTACCGAAACAATTTATACCTCACAAGATTTAATTGCTACAAATGGTGAATTTGATACTGTTACTGCCAATAAATTTATTGGTATAAATGATGGTGAGAATATATTAAGTGTTAAAGATTTTGGTGCTTTAGGGGATGGTGTTACTGATGATACTGAAGCTATTCAAGCATGTTTTGATGCTGTAGATGCTCTGGCAACAGGTGATGGTATTGTTAAGGTTACTGAAGTAGGAGCTAACATTATTTTTCCTCCAGGTACCTATAGGGTTGATGATATGTTGAAACTTCCATTTCCAGGATATATCACCTTGGTTGGAGATGGTGCAAAAATTTTGAGTTATGTTTCGGAAGGTGTTGTTGGAACTTTCACTGGTGATATCGATATGGGTGTTGGTGTTCCAGGTCCAAATGACAACACTATTATGGTTGCTGGTACTGGTTATCCTGCTACAGATACTAACTCAGCAGAAGATGTTGCAACAACTAATATAACAGCAGGTGCTACTGGTAGTGGATGTAAAGTTAAGATTACTACAAATGGTGGTGCTGTAACTGGAGTTACAATCACGACTGGTGGTACTGGTTATGAAATTAATGATATTTTAACAATTGATGTTGGTGATGGAAATGCAACCTTTAAAATCACTGCTATTAAAGGTCAGATTTCAAATTGTAGTGATACAAGCAAACTTGCTGTAGGTGCTATTGTTTCATTAATTCCCAACTATCCCGATATTTCACTTGGTGATAATGTTAAGATTAGTAGTATAAGTGGAACTACTGTAACACTTAGTTCAGCATTCGATAAACCTTTCACTGGATCTGGATCTGTTACTGGTGCTCTTTTTAGTGTTAGTGGGTATGGTAAACCTACTCTTGCTTATCAGGGTTCTGGTGACACAGCAAGTGTCGTTATTGATGGTTTAGCGTTTGATGGAACTAATGTTGGAACAAATGGGGATTGTATTTGGGCCAATCCTAAAGGTACAGGATTTGTAATTAAGAATTGTGTTTTTAAAGGATTTCGTCATCATTTTGTACATCATGATCCTTACAATCCTACCAAAACTCCACAGGGAGCAAACTTACATTTATTAGAATCTGAGTTTCGTTCAGCTACAGATAGTGCTGTCATTTGGACAAGGATTGATGCTGGAACGATTAGAAATTGTTTATTCAAGTCTAATGAAGGAATTGGTATTGAAATAGGACAAGTAGGTGATAGATATAACCCTGTCGATTTTAGTAATTTCAATGTTTCTAATAATTATTTTGGTGGTTATAATTTTCACACTGGAGCTCCTGTTGCTGGTAAGATTGAATCAGGACAGTCCTCTTGTATGATTATTGATGGTTGTTTGATTGAGGATAACTGGAGGGGAGGAATTAGAACATATAATGGAAGAAGTATATTAGTTAATGCTGATTTTGAAGTAAATGGTTCTATTAGAGCTAAATTGGATTCTGGTGCATTAACGGGAACATTCGAACCTGGTGATAGATTAGCACAACCAGTTGGAACAGTAACTGATCCTGGTAGTGGTTATAGTAGTTCAACTGATGTTGCAGTTAGTGGTGGAAGTGGTACTGGAATGAAAGTTGATGTTACTGATACTGGTGGTGCAGTTACTGCCGTTAAAATCAGAACTATGGGTACTGGTTATAAAGTTGGTGATGTTATAACAATTACTGGTGGTGGTGGAAACGCAACCTTTACACTCTCTTTAGAATATGGTGGAACTGTAGTGGCTTGGAGCAGTGGTGCTCGTAATTTGATTATTGCTAGAAAAGGCGATTATTCTTCAACTGATGGTGAGAATATATTAGTAAATAGTGGAGATATTATTGGAGATAAAGGTTCAGGTACAATACATTCACTTTATCCTTATTATTGGCAATGCGATCTTACAGGGAATAATAGAGAAGGTGGAGGATTTAATTGTACTATCGGTAGAGGAACTAGGTTTACAGGAATGGTTCCTCATATCATCACTTCAGGATCTACACTTTTACAATGTGATATTAAAGAAACTTACAAGCCTGCTGCTCCTGGTGTTATTAATACTTTGAGGGGTACAATTACTGATGCTCGCCAAGTTTCTTGGGGGCAAGATACAGGTACTACGGGTAATAGATATGGACAAGGAGATGTCTATGCTATTGATTATCCAGGTACTGGTATTGGAGCATGTGGTGGAATCATGGTTGATGATCCTGTGTCATTTACCCTTTCTAATAGAACTGTTAATCCATTAGTCCATTTTGGCCCAACTTTTATGTTAGACTATCAGATGGTAGCAGTATTAGCTGGTGCCAATACAGATAATGTTACAAATTTACCTAGTTCTACCTGTGAAACTGTAATATATAATGTCACTGATAATACATTAGTTCCAGATTTCGGTGAGGATTATAATAACCTTCTAGAAGTTGATTGGAAAGCAAGTCGGAAAGATAACTTAGAAACCTTTAAAGTTCTTTTTTGGACTGATAAGAATAGTGATAGTGGTTATAATCTTAGCGATAGATATAGATTTACATTGACAAATAATAATTCTAATAAGATTAATAGCCTGGTACAAGCTGTTCTCTGTCACACACAAACTGCACCTGCTTGACAAACTAGAAGGTATCTGCTATACTATATGAGCCATATTACAGCATGGATGGACGAGGAGTATCTAATGAAGTGTGTGGTTGACCCCACCAAGAAAACTTTCTATCTCTATTCAAATGAAGGAGATACGAAAGAAATCGTATGTGATAACACAGAACAATTCATGAATGTGTTGGGTGTTGTTCGTGCGACTTGCCCTGAAGATAGATTGGTATATACTGACGTATAAATATCGGAGGTAATGAAAGGTGACTAATGGAAAAACGAATCAAAGCATTAGAAAGATTACATGATGAGTATAGGAAAGATAGTAAGAAGAAGAAGGAAATAACAGAAGAAGAATGGATACGTCTCCAAAGAACTGGTGGCGGTGCTGAAAACTAATGTATCGAATATCTTCTACCTATTGTTGGTATTCTGATTGGTTGAATAAGAATGAGAAAATAGTTCTCATGTATTTTATCAATGGAATACCTTTTACATGGGATGATTTAGTAGATGTTGGTATAGAAGAGAAAGATGTATTACTGATTGCGAACAATGAAAAGAAATATAATACAGAAGAACTATATAACTATTATGCTTATTTGATGGAAGAGGAGTTTAATCCTTTAGTGTATGAAATGGAACTAGAGAACCCCGAAGAGTTACCTTTAGATCAGTATGAATATGGGGATGAAGATTTACCTAACTAAATAAGATATAGTAATAATTTTAGTAGCCATAATCTCATGCCACTGAATAAATTAGATAACTTTATAAAGAATACTGATGGACGGATTCTTTATGTGAGTCCAAGCGATTTAGATTCTACCGATAGTATTAGTAATGAAGGTACGTCATTGGCACGTCCATTCAAGACTATACAGAGAGCTCTTATAGAGGCGGCAAGGTTCTCTTATGTTAAAGGAAGAAATAACGATCTGATAGAAAGAACAACAATAATGCTAATGCCTGGTGAGCATATTGTGGATAACAGGCCAGGAGAAGCAATATGGAATGATGGTGGTACTGCCAAAATAAAGAAAGCAGGAGTATCAGGGGCAGGAAGTGTTGCTAGAACCGATTTAGATTTAAACTTAAATTCAAACTTTGATTTAACTCAAGATAGTAATATACTTTATAAGTTTAATAGTGTAAATGGTGGTGTAGTAGTACCTAGAGGTACTTCTATTGTTGGACAAGATTTAAGAAAGACTAGAATTCGTCCATTATATGTACCTAACCCTACAGATGATAGCGTACCTACTTCTGCTATTTTCAGAATAACTGGTTCTTGTTATTTCTGGCAGTTCTCTATATTTGATGGAAATGATTTAACTGAAGTTTATACTGATGATGAAGATTTTACTTTGTTGGCTACTCCTATATTCTCTCATCATAAGTTAACTTGTTTTGAGTATTGTGATGGTGTTAATAAGGTAGAATATACTGGTTCTGGTGGTACACTATATTATGATCTAACTGATCTTGATATGTATTATGCTAAGGTATCTAATGCATATAATCAAGGTTCTGGAAGAGCAGTAGAAAACTCTGAAAAATATCCTGAAAATCCACAAGCATTTGATAAGCAATTGCCCGAATTTGAGATTGTAGGTGCTTTTGCTAGTGATCCTATAGAGATTGATTCAATCTTTGCTGGTGATGGTCTTGGTAATGTAACTGAGCAAATAACTGTTAATACAGCAACAGATCATAATCTTGATATTGGTACACCTATTAAGATTAGGGGTGTTTCTGGAGAGATTCAGTATAATGTTTCTACTCTTGTATCGGGAGTAAGTAACACTAATCCTAAACAGTTCTATTATAGTATTCCTGGTATTACAGCACCATTTCCTAATGGTGGAACTTCTGCTGCTACCGTTACAGTTGAAACTGATACTGTAAAAGGTGCTTCTCCATATATCTTTAACTGTTCAATGCGTTCAGTTTATGGTATGAATGGAATGAAGGCAGATGGTGAGAAGTGTAGTGGTTTCCGTTCTATGGTTGTTGCCCAGTTTACGGGTATATCTCTACAGAAAGATGATCGTGCGTTTGTAAAATATGATGATTCATCACGTTCTTATAGTGGTATCACTTATACTGCAGAAAATGGTAGTGCTTTATCAGCTAAGTCATCTGCTACAAGTACAGGTCAAGCATATCACTTAGATTCTGGTGCCATATACAGACCAGGATGGGAGACATGTCATATAGACATTACTAATGATGCTGTTCTTCAAATCGTTTCTGTATTTGCTATTGGATATACAAAGCATTTTGCTGCACAAAATGGTGGTGATGCTTCTATTACAAACTCTAACTCAAACTTTGGTCAGTTAGCATTAGTTTCTGAAGGATTTAAGAAGGAAGCATTTAGAAAAGATGATAAAGCAGTTATAACTTCTATTATACCGCCTAGAGCAATCGAAACAACTGAAGAAGATATTAACTGGTTGGCATTTGATATTACTAAAATATTAGCATTTGCATGGACGGAAAGATTATACCTTCAAGGATATACTGATCAAGACGTTCCACCCCCAGTTACTCAACAGGGTTATAAGATTGGTGCAAGAGTTAACGAAAAGTTATATTTGATTGTAGATGGTTCAACATATGAAGCATCAGTTGTAATCCCTAATAGTAATAATCAGTCTTCACAAGTAGAATATACTGTTACAAGTTCACCTTCTTCAATGACCAATAGTTTCACTATTGGTACGAATACTTTACAGACTGCTGAAAAGGTTATTGTTCGTAGTTCTACAGGAGATTATCCTTACAATATTGAGGGTGATACTGTTTATTATATAATCCAAGATGGAACAACTAAAGTTCAGTTAGCATCTTCTTATACTAATGCTATAAAAGGTAATAATCTTACTGTATCTGGAGGTACTAGCCTTGAAATCATATCCAGAGTAACTGATAAATCTGCTGGTGATCCTGGTCATCCAGTTCAGTATAGTTCTACTGGATCAATTGGTTGGTATGTTAATGTTAATTCTACTGGAAATACCATATACAGTGCATTTAGTGGACCTCCTGCAAAAAGTGGCCCTTCTGAAATCAGTACCTTTAAGAGAATAGATGATACTAGAAGTTTAGATGAAAAGATTTATAAGGTAAGGGTGGTAATCCCTAGTAGTGCAGGAGTTTCTAAGAATCCAGAGGCAGGATTCTCTATTCAACCATCTAGTGATACAGGTGCGAGATCCGATGCAGACTTTACTTTAAATACTCTGTTAACAGAAGAAGATTACTTCTTTGAAAGAAATCCAAGGTTTATTGCTACCTGTACTTCACCTGGAACAACTCAACCTGCAACTATTAGAACAGAAATACCTCATGATGTTAATGTTGGTGATACAATCATTGTTACAGGTGTTACTGATGGAGTGAACGTAACTGGTGTAGGAAATACTGGTTATAATGGTACATTTGTGGTAAGTGAAGTTCCTAGTGATATGGAATTCAAATATCTATGTCCTAAAGAACATGGAACTGCATCTACAAATGACAATACTGTTAGATCTACTGCATTACCTCGATATTCACGAAATAATATCCAATCCAATCTTTATATTTACAGAAACGAACAGATTTCAGAGTATATAAAGGATAGTCAGGATGGTGTATATCATTTATATGTCTTTGATGCAAAGAATGCACCACCAGAGGTATTTACAAATCAAAAATACAGTCAGAATGTTGTCAATCTTTATCCACAGTTGGATAGGGATAATGTAAATGCTAACCCTAGAGCTGCTATATCATTTGCAAAGAGAGATCCTATTGGTGATGTTGTAACAAATGATCTTAAATATAGTCTAACAAGAGAAAGTGTAGATGATTTAAGTAAAGTATTGGGTATTGGTAAGAGTGTGGCATCAGTAACTCCTAATGGATCTAGTGGAAAAGTCTATAATGTTACATTCTCGCAAAGACATGGATTAGCTGGTATTTCAACTGCTGATATAAAATTTGGTGCTTCTGGTTCTGGTTATACTAATGGAACCTATCAAAACGTCAAGATATTGACTGGATCGCAGACAGGAACATGGCAAGGAGCAACTGCTAATGTAACAGTTAGTGGTACAGCAGTTAACTCTGTTGAGATAGTAGCACCAGGTTCTGCATATTCTGCTGGAGATTATTATTTTGACCAGACATCTATAGGTACTGGTAGTGGTGCTAGACTTGAAGTTTTTAATAGTGGTATTTATTATGGTGCTGGACACATGCTGCAGTTTACTGGAGTTGGAACTACTGATGATACGTATTCAAACATTGATGCTATTACCAATGAAACTACAATTGTTGTTGCTAATGCTTTAGTATCAGATCCTGCACCTGTTTCAAATCAGATAGCTTTAGAACTTGGTTATCAAAATGATTTTTCTACTACTGCTTCTTATGATGCAGTTACAGATCTTACAACCTTTACTGTTGATGCTACATTACCCCATGGATTAGTTGCTGGTAATCAGATTAGACTACAACTAGGTACTGGTACTGTGATAGGTGATTATTTTGTTCAAACAGTTACTAGTCCCACAGTATTTCTAGTAAAAGGTGATGTATCTACTGCAACTCTGTTCTTTAAACTTGGATATGCTGCTAATGAGAATGTTTCTGATTCAACTGCTGAAAACTTAAGTATCAGAGCATTTCCTCTTACACAGCAGTTTCAAACTGCTGTAGCAGCAGATGCTATTCTTGCAGGTGCAGGTGCTAATACTGTTCGAATGTCTGATTTTAGTACTAATGCTACTACAACTCCTTTGGAGAGGTTCCCTTATGGTTCTTATTTCCAAATAGACGATGAAATCTTTAGGGTAGCACTTCCAACTTTAAGTGGTGCTGGTAATGATGTAGTTACAGTTATTCGTGGTGCATTAGCAACTCAAACTGATGCACATGATGCTGGTTCACTTATTAGAAAGATTAAACCAATCCCTATTGAGTTCCGTAGACCTTCACTGATTCGTTGTTCAGGACATACATTTGAATATCTTGGATATGGTCCAGGTAATTATTCAACTTCATTGCCTCAAGTTCAAGACAGAACACTAACTGAAAGGGAAGAGTTCTTATCTCAATCTCAAGAGAAAGGTGCTGGTATTGTTGTATATACTGGTATGAATAGTAGTGGTGACTTCTATATTGGTAACAGGAAAACATCTTCTTCTACTGGAGAGATTACTACATATGATACTCCTGTTTCAACAGTTACTGGTCAAATACCATCAAGATTAAGTTCTGTATATGATGAATTAGTTGTAAAAGAAAGACTTGTTGTGGAAGGTGGTGATTCTACTGATGTATTATCACAGTTTGATGGTCCTGTTACATTTAACAAAACAGTTAGAGTTAATGATACATTAGATGCTTCAGGTAGGTTACAATCAACAGATGGTACTGATGCTACAAGTACAAGTGATGCTGCATTAACCGTTACTGGTGGTGTTGGTATTGGTTTAACTTTGAGAGTTGGTGGGGATATTATTCTAGGTACTGGTTCAACTATTTCTATTGGTGGGACTCTTGGTGCTGATGCTATAGGAGCAGCAAGTTCTATAACGGCTGGTTTTGATTGGCCTCCTATTGGTAAGTTTTATGGTGATGGTTCTCAATTAATCAATATTGGTCTTCCTGGAGGAACTATACCACTTCATCTTGATGATAGTGTAAAGGCTACCTTTGGTAATACTATTAGTGATCCTGATATGGAGATAGTTCATGATGGTGCTAATTCTATTGTTAGAGATATAGGTACAGGGTATCTTTATCTTCAAAGTGACCAAGAGGTTTTCGTTACAAAAACAAACGGCACTACCGTAATGGCAAGGTTTAGTGCTTCTGGAGATCAAGAGTTATATCACACTAATGCTGATGGTAGTGGTTATCAAAAGATTCGAACTGATACAAGTGGAGCTCACGTTGGGATGGCAACCATGTCTTCTACGAGTAATCTCTATGTGTTTGGTGACATCTATGCATATTATTCATCTGATCAAAGATTAAAAGATAACATTAAACCTATTGATGATCCTCTTGCTAAGGTACTTTCAATCAGTGGTAATACTTTTGATTGGAATGAAGCATCTAATAAAGAAGGGTCTGATGTTGGTGTTATTGCACAAGAAGTTGATGAACTTGGACTTCCTGGTATTACAACTATTAGAGAAGATGGTACTTATGCAGTTAGGTACGAGAAATTAGTTCCTGTATTGATTGAAGCAATAAAAGAACTATCAGAGAAGGTTGATAACCTTGAACAAAAACTATCAGATAAATAACTAAAAATGTAGACATCAATGGCACAGTATAATAAGTCATTCAACTTTAAAAATGGACTTCAAGTTGATAACGATAACTTTATTGTAAATGCAAGTGGATTGGTAGGGATTGGTTCAACTATTCCTACAGCTCATCTTGATGTGAAAGGTAGCACTGTAGTAAGTGAAAACATAACTGTTGGTCTTAAGGCTGGTATTGGTAGTCTTACTGTAGCAGGTGTCTCTACTTTTCATGATTATCTTCATGTTGGTTCTGGTGTTTCGGCTGTAGGTGTTATAACTGCTTCATCATTCTCTGGTGATGGTTCATATTTAAGTAATATTGTAGGATTCTCAACAACTAAGTTTATACTTGAAAAAGCAAAAGGTGCTCCTGCAGGCCCTAACTATGGACCAAGTGGTACATGGGGTTCTGTTGAAAATACTGGTCTTGCTACTGGTGGATATGATTTAAGGAACACTACAGATAAGATGCTGTCTGTTGGTATAGGAACCAATAGAGGAGATTGGGGATATGATCTTATCATAGGAGTTAACCCAGAAAATAATAAATATGAAACTTCACCCATGTACTATGGTGGAATTGGTTTTAATGGTATTCAAGGTGGTAGTTTAAAAGCAACTGGTATTATTACTGCTGTTTCTGGATTTGTTGGACCAGGTACATCTATCATTGAACTTGATGCTAATAATATTGCCCATAATACGATTAGTAATGCTAGACTTCCTGTTATAGATAATAGTAAGTTCCCTACACTTACGAGAATTGGAGTAGGTGTTACTGATGGTATTTCTGTAGGTACACTTGAGGCAAAATATATTGATTTAACTGGATCAGCTGGCCCAGGCCCGAGTCAACCTCACATTGGTATAGCATCAGCAACAGTTTTTGTGGGTCTTCATACAGGTAATGTCGAAGGTGATCTCACAGGTAATGCTGATACTGCTACTACATTATTAGGTAATTCTAGTGTTAATACAAGTGGAAAAATCACAGCACTAACTGGTTTTGTTGGTGGTGCAGTAAGTTTCACAAGTGCTGGTATAGGAACTGCTTCATCCTTTTCTGGTGACTTACAAGTACAGAATGGTGGTGGAACTCCAGGTGATGATGGTAATGTTGATGTATTTTTCTCAAGTTACAATAATGAAACAACCATTGCGATTGGAAGAAGTGAAGTTATTGGTGATAGAAATGCTGTTATTAGATACAATAACACTGCTACTGGATGGTGGGATAAGGACAGATCCAATTCATTAGACATTGCAAACTATAGTCAAGGTAATATAAACTTTGTATCTAACCCTTCTTTAGTTTCAGGTGCTTCTAGTGAAGGTGTCTTCTCATGGAGAAAGGGAGCAAATACAGCTCCTACGATGGTATTTGATCCTACACTTGGAAGATTGGGTATTGGTGTTACCGAACCAGAAGTTGTATTACATGTTACTGGTATTTCTACATTTAATGGTGCTGCTCAAGTTATAGGTGCTTTAAGAGCAACCTCTCTCACATTAGATAGTAACTTCGTAGGAAGTCTTAATGGTTCTGTCTATTCAACTGATGGTACTGCACTTTTCTTAGACAAGGGAACAAATGATGCTGGAGCAAATGCTTATTTAAAGATCAATAGTATTGCTACTTCAGGAATATCAACATTTGCTGATGTAATGGCTACAGGTGGTATAGGAATAAAAACAGATCCTAATGCACCTGGTGGAGAAAATGACAACCATCTACTTACTCTTAATCCTAAACCAAGAAAAAATGTTGATGCTGGACAAAGCCAGTTTATAGTTAATAACATTGGTCAAGTAGCTATTAAGACTTCTACATTTTATTTACAGACTGGTTTACAAAACCCTTTAACGCCCTCATATTTTAGAATGATTGGTGTGGGAAGAACTCCAGGATCTGCTGTTGACTTTGGAATTGCAGGTAACAGTCCAGAGGATAACCATGAGACAGAGTTAATAAAGACTAGATTTATGATACCACCAACGGTAACTGATGCTCAAAGAGGTCTGTTGAGGGACATTACAAATAATAATAGTTCTATATTACCTGATGGTGCATTGATATACAATAGTGATAAGCAACAATTACAAATGTATCATCGTCCACAAAATGCATGGATTGGTATAGGAACTGCATGGGGAGTATAAAGTTATGACAATAAAATCAGCAGCTACAGAAACAGATCCTACTAAGGAGAACTATGGACTCCCCACTAATGGATTATCATTTACTGAGATTGAGAATGAATTTGGACAAGCTTCTAATAGATCATTGGGTCAATATAGAATAAATAAAGTCTATGGAGCTCATAATCAGGGAGGTGGTAGCGGGTCAAATGGATTATCATTCCCTCTATCAACTAATGCTGGACCTAGTGCAAACTCAAATATTCCAACTTCAGGCACAATAAAGTTTAGTGATTTCTATAATGGAAAACTTACATGTTTAATTGATGGATTCACTGTAACTGGTGGTGGTGTGGGGAGTAATAAGTACTACCATAATAGTACTATAAATGCTAAATCTATGTGGAATTCTGGTAATAGGATTAGAATAGGTGAAGATAATATTCCATCTCCACCTCCTTCGTTTAATGCTAATAATCCAAGAGCGAAAGTTATTTTATACATTAACAAAGTTTTTGCAGGACGACCAAGTGGTTCTACTTATAATAGTAAAAAATATGTCACAGTTAAAACTGGAGGTTGGACATCCAGAACTGATCTTCATATATTAGTTGGAAATAAGGGTAGAATATTGGGTAGTGGTGGAAAAGGTGGTAATGCTGGAGATGGAAATGCAAATGGTACAGATGGTTTTAATGGAATGAGTGCTGTTGGTGCAAATAATGATGTAACTATAACTATTAAAAATGGTGGTGTAATTCGAAAAGGATTTGGTGGAGGTGGCGGCGGTGGCGGCTATTATACATCAAGTAAGTGGTCAACCACAACACAGCAAGGTGGCGGTGGTGGCGGCGGTGCTGGTTGGACTATTAATAACAATGGAGCTCCAGGTGGTAGTGGTCATAGTGGTTCTGGTGGTACTGGTAGTTCAGGTAAAAATGGTGGTGGAGCAGGAAGATCAGGAGATAAAAGTGCTGGTGATGGTGCTGATGGAGCTGATGAAAATGCACCATCACCAGGTTCCGCAGGAGCTGGTAATCAGACTGCAGGATCAAATGGTGCTAATGGTGATGCTTTTAGAAAAACTAGTGGGGGTATTGCAGTAAACATTTTTCCTAGTGCTGGAGCAAACGTGGACGACACAAGTGTCCAAACAGGGCAGGCCCTTCAATAAATCATAAATTATCTTAACTAAATAAATTTACTTCTATATTAATGGGTAAGTGATGGAAGTTACAGTTACTACATTAGCACAACTTGATTTAATTCAAGGAGAATCTAGTGCTGATCTTGATGGACTTGAAAAAATACTACGAGATAATTATACTACGAGATTAAGTGAAAACGCTCCTAGTATATTATTCGAGGATTCTTATTGTCCCCCTAATCCTATCGTAGATAGTATTGTCGAGGAAATGAAAACTGCATTTGAAGCAGTTACAGGAGAGAGAATAAAGGTAGAAGGGTATTGGGGACATATCCACGAGAAACATATGTCTACAAATACACATAATCATCACCCACATTATGCGTCAGCCGTTCTTTATGTTGCAATTCCTGAAGGATCTGGTACAATAGTATTCAGACCGTCTCTTAATAGACATGATGATACAACTTATGCGTCCCATTTTCCACCAAAACGGGGACGTTTTTTTATCTTTCCTAGCTATCTTGACCACTATGTAACAAGAAATCAATCAGACGAAAAACGTATTTCAATCTCATTTAATTTTAGTAAAGATGAATAACATTTTTAAAATAATAGAATATTTTCCTGAAACTGAGCAAATTTGTGTAAGATTTTGTGAGGAACAATCACATTATCCTATTAATCAGGCCAAAGCTGTGATGGTAGATCTAAAAGAATTAGATTGTTATAGTGCTGATACTTTTGCTTTTAGTTTGATGAAATCTTTTGGAGGAGCTAGATTAAGAAAGCAACAGAATAATCGACCTATTCTTCCTAAGAATTCGGGTACTGAAATAGAAGGTAAGTTAAACATACCAGATCTAGTAGGGAAAGTTATAAAAGTTAAAGATTTGCCTAGAACTATGAATCTATTGAAAACAAGGGAAGTTACACTATGATTGAGGTAGATTATGACCAACTAATCTATTTGCGTAACACATTATCTTGGAAAAGGACATATTTACCCTATCAAGAGAGAGGGGAGTTGCAATTTGGTGCTAAAATATGGTATGATTATCATCAAGACTTACTAGATAAAGTTAATGAGGAGTTAAAAAAATATGAGTGTAACTAGATACTTTAAAAAATGTGGGGATTTCTCTCTTTGTTCTACCATTGGTGATGCAAATGAGATTCATGCAGAACACGCAAGAGAGAGAACATCAATGTATCAGATCATGGTTAGGGGATCTGGTAAAATGGGAGTACCATTTGATGATAGTTTTACAGAGATAGCCACAGCTCCTGCCTTTGTAGATATAAAGAAATACATGGGAAAACATACAATATTTCATTCTCATGAATCATTTATCATGTATGGATTTAATACATTAGATAAGAGACAACTATGGGATGCAAAGATAGTTACTGAATCTTTTAGAGGTAATGATGAAGGTCGTCTTGTATGTTTTGATGGTAGACCTGTGATTAATGGTGTAGAACTAGAGAGAATGGATTACGCAAAGTTAGAAGATAAAGATTATGATGTACAGATAAATGATGGTCTAGTGGGATTATTCTGGAAGATAAAAGAAGAAGAATGATTACCCAAGATGAGTTACAAACACTATATGAATGGGGAAAAGTAACAACATTTCCACTTAAGAAAGTACCTACTGCTATAGGTTATAGTAATAAAGATATTTACCTAGCATGGTTAAAAGGTGCTGGTAAACGTATAATGATTAGAAGAAAGTTAATGACTGATAAAGTTATTAAGATCTTTGAGAATGAGGATATAATATATTCAACTTATTCTATATTTCATGCAGGAACTATACTTAATCCACATAAAGACCCTGATGTGTACCCACATCCATATAAAAGAATACAGTTACCTTTAAATATTCCTGATAAAGATAAGTGTTACATGAACTGGCAAGGTAAGAGAGTATCATGGGAAGAGGGAGTTGCTCAATGCTATCCTGTAATGGATTATGTACATGATGGTGGTAATATTTCAGATGAATCTATGGATTTTATAATGTTAGATGTGAAGCATGAAACTGAAGTGGAAATATAAAATCTTATAACTAGCATTGCTAGGGCTTAAGGCAGGGCTCATCAAAAATTTTAAAGGGACGGTTAAAGAACTGTCACATGACCCTTCACAGGGTCTTTTTTTATGCTATAATACATATAGTCTCATTTTATCATGACTACCAATATTAAAACGAAAAAACTAACGGTAAAGCAAATTGCTGATAAGATAAAGGCAGGTCAATGGGCAAAGAAAACAAGTGCTAATGTTACTGACTTCTTTATAGATATAGGTAATGGAAATTACCATGATGGGGATTATATAATTGATAGAGAAACTCGTTTTCAAGTTAGAGAAAAGGATGTTGATCGTGATCGCATTAAACGAGCAATAAACAAGATCTGGGCAACTGGTGATGCAAGTGGTTTAAACAAAATTACTTTTATTTACTATGAGAAACTTGGAATCCTAAAGATCATCAATGGTAATCATACTATTGAAATAATGCTTGGTAGCAACATTTTAAAAGCAGAAGATTGTAATGTTGTTTCTTTTGAAAATGATTTAGATGGTAAAGAGTCTAACCTAAGAAGACTTGGAAATCTTTTAAATGAGCAAACTGTTGAAACTGTTCCTGCTTCAAATGAAGATGTTAGAAATGAGTTATGGGTTATAATGGATGAGAACAAGGAAGAAGGAAATGAATTAGAACCCACCTCTGAACAAAAACAAGAGTTTCTTGATGCTTATCCTTTTATTGATGAATATCAATTCGCACAGTTTGTTGCTCGACACCCTGATACAAAGGCATACACTAAATGTGATAAGACTTATACTAAAAACGAGTTAAAGGTAATCAGGGAAAGTTATCGTCAACAGTTAAAGTATCAAGATTATGCAGTTTTAAGTCCTGCAATTATTGATACTTGGTTTCAAGTACCTATTGCTGAAATGTTTAGGCAAACAAGAGATGAGGGTAAAAAGAAAGCTCTTGCAATTTTTTACTGTGATACTATCATTCAAAGAGATAAGTTGATAAAGGGAGATATTATAAAGAAAATGAACATTGAGTATTCTACTTTATCAGAACACTGGGGAATAACAATAAAGTATGAATTCTTAGCATATCAATAACCACTTCCATAACTGTCACAAGACCCTACACAGGGTCTTTTTTTATGCTATAATACTTACAGTTACAAAACATTAATGCCATTACGTCCACACCAAACTGATGCTCTGGATGCTATGGCAAAGAATCCTAAAGGTCAAGTTATTGTACCTACAGGGGGCGGTAAGACCATGTGTATGATAGAGGATGCCAAGAGAGTATTCCGTACACAAGAGGTTGCAACCATTGTCGTAGTCGCTCCACGTATCCTATTAGCAGAGCAACTATCCTCTGAATTCTTGGAAACAGGAGAGTTTAACGATGTAAGAGTCATGCACGTTCACAGTGGTGAGACTGACCATTTCTCTTCAACCAAAGTATCTGACATTAGATACCATAACTTCTTATGCTATGAGTCTAATGCAAATCAAATGATATTCACAACATATCATTCATTACACAGAGTACAAGAGAGTAATATTGTTGTAGATACAATATACTTTGATGAGGCACATAATAGCGTACAAAGAAACTTTATCGGCCCTGTTGAGCATTTCTCATGGGATTCTGATAGGTCTTATTTCTTTACTGCCACACCTAAGCATAGTCTTACACCATTCAAGGCAGGTATGAATGATAGTGATATATTTGGTAATGTTATATGTCAAGTACCAGCACCCAAGTTAGTCAAGGAAGGTTACATTCTACCAGCAAAGGTAGAAGTATATGAGTCACGTTTATTAGACAAGCATGAGTTAGTTGCTGACAGAGATTGTGAGCAAATGATAAACTCCATTGATAACTTAGGGAAGGATAAGGTATTGATATGTGCTAAGTCAACCGCACAGATTACTAACTTAACATCACAGACTGATTTTTGTGTACAGTTAAGAGAACGTGGTTATAACTGGATGTATATTACTGCAAAGACTGGTGCATTTATTAATGGTCA